ACAGAAATGTTTTGGTATCGTGACCCACGTTATACTAAAGATTTATTCTTGGTAAAAACTGATGATATAATTCATTTCCTATTAAATAAAGAAGATTATAATCCGGATGAATTTCTTGATTGGTCTAAAATACCTTATGAAAATAGAAATTATAAAGAGTTAAGAATTATTATGGATGCCGGGTATAAACCTTGTTCATCTTGGTTTGAGGCGATGGTTAAGAAATTAAAATACGATAAACGTAAAGTATCCCAAGAGTTAGAATGTAACTTCTTAGGTTCGGGGGATAACGTATTTGATTCTCTTATGATGCAAAAGATTCGTGAAAATATGATTCTTGAACCTATATCAAAGTTGATGGGGAATGCTCTTTGGATTTGGAAAGAACCTGTGATTGGACATAAGTACATTATGGGTGTCGACGTTTCTCGTGGGGATTCTGAAGATTTTAGTTCATTCCAAATTGTCGATTTTGATACTCAAGAACAAGTCGCTGAGTATGTGGGTAAATTACCTCCGGACACTATGGCGGAAATTTGTCACAAATGGGCAACAAATTATTCTTGTTTTGTGGTAATAGATATCACTGGAGGTATGGGGGTTTCTACATCAAGAAAACTCCAAGAAATGAATTATAAAGATTTATATGTTGATGGTGTTGACACCGCAAACAAATGGAAATACGACCCAAAAGCTGCGGAGAAAATTCCGGGAATAAACTTTAATAATAAAAGGGTTCAAATTATTGCTTCGTTTGAAGAAGTAATGAGACATGGATTTAGAATTTATAGTTCTCGTTTATATAATGAAATGAATACTTTTATTTATCTGAATGGTAGACCTGACCACCAAAAAGGTCATCACGACGATTTAATCATGTCTATTGCGATGGCAACCTACGTTGCTGAATCATCGTTTAGTAAATTAACTAAAGTTACCGAACATACTAAAGCTATGATTGATTCTTGGGCTGTTACTGATAATGACAATGTAAGTGAATCATTGGCATTTAATCCTGTGATACCAAATACTCGAGAAAGAATTGGTCAATTTAGTAACGGTAATATAAGTAGAGACGATTATATGAAATACGGCTGGTTATTTGGTACAAGATAATATTTATCAAATAAACATAAATGGGTATTACCGATAGAAAAACATCTACTTTAAATAATAGTATTACATTTGATGCAAACGCTGATTTGTATTCAAATGCGGTACTTAATCTTGGTGTAGGAAAATCGGGGGGGTTTGAAAATAGAAAAAAATCAGGTAATGCTATTGCCGGGTCAACTATGATTGTTCCGGGTCAAAATATTTTAAATTATAGAGTTGAGTCAGTTTTTAAACCTAGTGGTGGAGGACTTAATTTTGCGTCAGAATCCATTATATTTACCGCTTTAAATGTAAGTACTACCAAAGGTGGTAGTTTTGAGAATAGAAAAAAATCAGGAAAAATTTTCGCAGGTTCTAAAATGGTTGTTCCGGGTCAAGATATTTTAAGTGTTAAAGTATTTGAACCTGAATTTAAGAAACCTAGAACAGTTGACATATTTAGTGGAGCTCTTCCTCCAACACCGACTCCTGAACCAACACCGACTCCAACACCAACACCACCACCAACTAGTACACCAACACCTACACCAACACCTACAATGACTCCGTCACCAATTGTTGAGATTTGTTACTTAGCAACTGAGGACTTTATACGTATTATAGCAGAAAATGGTGATAACTTAATTGTTGATTGTAACCCTTTCCCAATACCTGTACCACCGGCTAATTATCCGATGCCAACCCCCACACCAACAATCCCATGATGATATTTGGTTAATCTAAACTATTTATTAAAATAAAAAAATATTTAAATTTTTCATATGGAAAACAATCAAAATAATGATTTAACGGTTTGGCAAAGGTTATCCAAAGCATTTGGTCCAAATTCGTTATTGAATCAAGATTATCCCGTATATCAGTTAGATAAGAAGGAATTATTAAAAACCACGTCTAAAGCCGAATACGAGAGAGAAAAATTACAGGCACAACAAACTTATTATCTTGCCAATCAATGGACTAAAATTGAAAGTAATTTATATACTCAAGCGGTATATTATGAACCAACTCGTTTAGCTTCATTTTATGATTATGAATCGATGGAGTATACTCCTGAAATTTCCGCTGCTTTGGATATCTATGGTGAAGAATCAACAACTGTTGACCAAAATGGTTATATGTTACAGATTTATTCTGAATCAAAAAGAATTAAAGGAATCTTAACTGACTTATTTAACAACGTATTAGATTTAAATACTAATTTACCCATGTGGACAAGAAATACTTGTAAATATGGGGATAACTTCGTGTATCTAAAATTAGATGCTGAAAAAGGTATTGTTGGGTGTATGCAATTACCAAACATTGAAATAGAACGTTTGGAAAGAGGTATGGCGGCAAAATCGGCAAATGTTGAAGAACCTGCGGATAGTAAAGGATTACGTTTCAAATGGAAAATTAAAGATATGGAATTTAATTCATGGGAGATTGCTCACTTTAGATTATTAGGTGATGACAGAAAACTTCCTTATGGAACTTCTATGTTGGAAAAAGCAAGACGTATTTGGAAACAATTATTACTTTCAGAAGATGCGATGTTAATTTATAGAACTTCAAGAGCACCTGAAAGACGTGTATTTAAAGTTTATGTTGGTAATATGGACGATAAAGATGTTGAACCATATGTACAACGTGTGGCTAACAAATTTAAAAGAAGTCAAGTAGTGGATAATAAAACAGGTAATGTTGATATGAGATTTAATCAAATGGCTGTTGACCAAGATTACTTTATTCCTGTTCGTGACCCTGCAGCCCCAAGTCCGATTGATACCTTACCGGGAGCACAAAATTTGGCGGAGATTGCCGATATTGAATATATCCAAAAGAAATTATTAACAGCACTTCGTGTCCCTAAAGCGTTTTTAGGTTTTGAGGAAGTAACGGGTGATGGTAAAAATTTATCATTAATGGATATTCGTTTTGCTAGAACAATTAATAGAATTCAAAAATCTATGATTGCCGAATTAAATAAAGTGGCGATTATTCATTTATTCTTACTAGGATTTGAGGATGAATTGTCAAACTTTACTTTGGCTCTTACAAACCCATCATCTCAAGCAGATTTATTAAAAATTGATATTTGGAAAGAGAAAATTTTATTGTATAAAGATGCTGTCGCGGCTATCGAAGGTATTGCTCCGGTATCTGTAACATGGGCTAAGAAACACGTATTAGGATTCTCTGATGAAGAAATTAAATTAGATTTACAACAACAACGTATTGAAAAAGCGGTTGGTGCGGAATTAACTAATACCGCAACAATAATCACTCATACAGGTGTGTTTGACACGATAGATAAATTATACGCAAGTAAATCCGGAACTACGGCCGTTGGAGCTGCGGCTCCTGCCCCACCACCTGGTGGAGGAGGTGGAGGTGGCCTTGAATCTGACTTAGGTGGAGGGATTGACTTAGGTGCAGCACCTGAACCGGGTGGAGCACCTGAACCGGGTGGAGCACCGGCACCGGGGGGTGAAGCTGAAATAACTCCTGAATCTGTGAAACGGGATAATCTGAATATATTATTGGAAAGTGGTAATCTAACTGATGACGATTCTTATATTGATTTATCTCGAGCAAGAAATTCTTTAGGTGATATTGAGAAAGAATTGGATAAAATCTTAAATGATTGATATTTATAATTAAAAACGAAAATGACAAAGTTTGGAATATTAAAATCGAAGATAGAAAACGTATTACTTGAGTCGTATAAAAACGATACATTTAAAGACGAATTAAAAACATTTAAAAAACTTGTATTAGAGAATAAAAATGTTAGTAAAATTTTCTATATGTATGATGAATTAAACTCTAAAAAAGGTTTGAGTGAATCATATTCAAGAGAATACATCCACGAATGTATAACTCTATATGAAAATGCGGTGAATAAAATTTTACCAGCAGATTTAAAAAAATTAAATATGTGGGTTAGAAATGCTAAATCTAATAACTCATACGAAAATATTGATAACTTATTTTCAACAGATGTTTTAACTATCGAATCAAGAATTAAAAGTAAAAATTTAATTATTGAGAATTTGAGAAAACTTCCAATTACAGAATCTAAAGGAATTGAACTTCCATTATCAACTATGGTTAGTGTAGCAAATAAAACTATAAAGAATTATATTGATACTTTAAGTGAATCTGACAAAGCTGAAATAGTTAAATTGTTATCTGAAAATGATGGTGAATTATCCGTGAAATATAACACCCTTAAAGAAAATGTGGTTGATAAATTAAAAGCAATGAAGAATTCGTCCGAAGATAATTCAGTGAAAACTAGAATTGATGAAACACTTACAAAAGTGTTATCAGAGAAGTACGACAAATTAACGTATTTTAAACTTAAAAGTTTAAACGAGAATCTTTAATTGTTATCCGAATAATATTTTAATTGAACGTGTTTAGCTTTCGCTAACACGTTTCTTTTTTTTACGGAAGGTTTGATAAATTCTTTTCGCTTATTAAGTTCAGAACTTTGACGTGTCTTGATAACTTTACTTTTA